ATACTGCACCAAACAATAATCCAAATTGTCTGTCGATTCCAAAACATAGATTTCATATTCCAGTCGCTTGCGGTACGTTTCCTCCTGATCTTCCGGAACCAACTGCTTAAATCCTTCTTCCAACAACGAAAGAAACATCGTGTGACGGTCACCATATTTCTTCTTTTCTTCTTCGGTCATATCGTAACGAGGCATGAAGTTCCGGTCTGTCTCGTAACGTGCCATAGCTTTTTCCGCTATCTCTACCGTATGTCGGCACATGCGTTTGAATAGAACTTCCACATTCCATTTCGTTTCATCGAATATTGCCCGGAACATAGCGTACAATTCATCTGTATCTTTGAAGAACTGCTCGTCACTTTGTTCATGTGCCGCTCCGGACGCAATTTTGTTTAAGATAATCTTACTTCGGGCATCGTCTTTGTCCAAATAGAAGTTGTCGCAGATCAATACCGGTTCAATCAGAAAGCTGTCTGCTTCAGGTACATAAAAGTTTTTGAAAAAGAATCGGGCGGCGTTCAATACCTCGACGTCGATACGTTCCGCTTTGTATTCCGTTACGTCGAATTGGTAGTACACTTTATCGAATTCTTTTTCTAGTAATGCGACAAGGTGTGGATACTGTTGCATCCAATAGACACTTAGTTTTCCGATCACCAATATGTTACCTTCTGCATGACTGAGTAATCCAGGAAGAGTGATCATATGTGTATCTGCGTCAACCATGATTTCTTTTTGTATCCGTAGTAAGTTGTTGAGTCCTTTCTGAGATTGACAATACACTTTCATATCCACTTTTTCTTCCAAATGCTCCAGAGTAAATGAATAGCCGAAAACGTGTCGAATTCCATTCTTAGCACATTCCTTTTGTAGATTTAATGTCGCGGCCATAGTGTTACGATCGCAAATACCTAAAGCTTTCTGATTTAGATATTGAGCTTTTCTAACCCAAAGGGCTAGGTCACCCGAACCGTTTAAGAGTTCATAGGGGGTATGGATGCCCAAGTTGACAAAATCAACATTCATTTTGGGTATTTGTCGCTGTCCGATATACTTTAGAATGTTGAATTTAAACTTCTCTCGGAGGTCATAGTAAAAATAATTACGTCCGAAAGGAAATGCTACATAATAAATACCTTCTTCAATCAGAACTTCCGGACTTTCCATTAAATTAAATCGAAGGTTTTCCTGTCCTTTGAAGATAGATTGTACCCCGGTCAGATCAGCCAGGAACATTTTTCCGAAACCAGTAATATCAACCACTTCATTGTCAATTATTTTGTGGGTGATTTTGTTAGTGTTGAGCCAGTTCTGTAAATTTTCCATTAATTTTATTCTTGTACTTTAGTTAGTTTATACTGGAGCGGCGTTTTTAGCCGTTTAGAGAAAATGTGATAGATTTCATTATATGTCAAATCTTCCCAATCTTTTGAAGCATCTGAAATATCAGCTATACGTACATCAAAATAAGGGTTTAAATCATCTGCCGTTTTGCCTATGGCTGCTACCGCATCCCCATCGAATCCTAAAACGACTTTTTTTACACCTTTACTTTGTATTTTATATATCTGTGTATTGGAAATTTTTTTTCCAAAGGAGGCTATTACTGCCATACGCGGATTATCGTAGAGGTCGAGTTTTCTAGTCAGGGCGATTACGTCGAAAATACCTTCGACAAGTACTACTGTCTCGGTTATGTTTTCAATTACAGCATCGAAGTTGTATAGGAGTTTTACAAAGTCGTTTTCTGTTGAATTTCTGAATCGCATAATTCGATAACCGCCTTTTCGTCGAACTTCAGCGTTGTGACGATCGATTTCAGCTTTCGAGGATGTATGACGAGCTACATAACCAACTTTATCCCCGGCGTCAATGACTGGAAAAATGACATATGAGTCAAAACGATAATTCAGCCGACCTGTGGAGCCTACAGGAAAATATTCATAGTCATCATATACAAATCCTCTTTTTTTGAGATAAGGGTGTGTAAAACACCGCTTGTAGAAATCAGGGAGTTCCACGATGTCGAGCAGATCGTCTATTTCTTCTTCTTTGTCAAGAGGAAATAAAAGCGAACTATCCAACCTGGCTTCCAAATCTGCCACAGGCGCAATATACAGATCGGAACGTCCGATATCGTAGAGTAACTGTTCTAACGTATATGAAGAGTATCCACACGAAAAACAATGGGACATAAACGCTTTTTTTCGTTCTGTTTCTGCACCTATATATATGCCGAATTTACCTTCTTTGCCACAATGAGGGCATTGAGAAATAAGATTCCTTCCTGCACCATCCATTTTCGCTTTTAGTTCACGTCCTATTTCACGAATCAAAAAATCCTTATCTACTTTTGATAACGTCATATGATATTTATTTCCTTAAATTCAGAGTCCTTTGAACGTCGAAAAAAACTTCATTGTCATAATCTGTTGCAATACGGAATGTATCACCTTTTTTGAAAAATCTGGATTTTGCGATATGTAAGCGCATTGTATCCTCTTTTCTCTCTGCAGAAGATTGATTGAGTGAAACGAGATGTGTGCAAGGTCGTGCTAGCCCCTTTGCTTCCGAACAATTGTACTCTGTGAGCACATTTTTCTCGTCATCCAGCCATTCCCGGTTTTCAATAGTCGCTTGGTAGGTGACTATCATCCAAACCTTTTCGTCAGCCGCCAGGTCTTTGAGGTCGTTGGCAACAGCTATGCGTTTACTACGTTCATGTTCCGCATTCCAAATTTTGCGACTTGCGTCTGTAAGCAAGTCCATCGAGTCAATGATTACCAAATCAGGTGAACGGGTATTAAGCTTTCGATATTCAGCAAGTCCATTTTTAATATCTAAGGTCGAAACCCGACTATTGAAACGGGGAAATGTTCTGACAGTGATTGTTCCTGCATAACTTGAAATCTGCTTTTCAAAGTGTTTCATTTCAGTATCGGAAATTTTACCCGTTTCAAAGCAGTAGGCATTTTTACAAATCAGTCCTCCAGAGTAGGCATCCAGCGCCTCTTCTTCCGACCCTTCTAGTTGAAAATGGAGAACATGTAAACCTGAGTCAACATTTGCATGTATGCCGATATACTTTGCTATATGAGATTTTCCGACTCCGGTGGAAGCCAAAAAACAAGTTAATTGTCCTCTAAGGTTACGTCCTGCATTTAATTGATCCAGGTCAGGAATATAGAAACGATTGACTTGGGCAAGAGCAGAGTTCTGATTATCCATATCCTTTTGGCGATTTTGAGTAAACCTTTGAGAGAATGTTTTAACCACATCGATAAATGCGGATGACTTCAGTGTGAAGCCGGATAACCATTCTGCATATATCTTTAGCTTGTCTTGGGCTTCTTCCTGCTTACTTTCGTTATAAAGTTTACCTACTTCTGCATAAATGCTCTGTAGCCGCACTCCTTTTATATAACTTTCCAGCATATCGATCATTATCTCAGGATTGTTCCCATCGTCAAATTCTTGAAAAGTGTTGATTAACTCAATCGCGTCATAATCATTACTAAAACATTGGGACAACACCGAATATGAAGGAGGGGCCTTGTAGGTTTTGTAATGATTTGCGAGTACCTGTTGAACTTTCTGAAAAGTACGGTCCGGCAGATATTCTTTTCGCATATGTTCAACCAGGATACAACATACATAGTCATGCTGTAATGCAGTGGCATATAATTCATATAGGAATTCAACGCTTAAAGGGTTTATCTTAGATTTCATTTCTTCTTTTTAAATTCTTCACATCGTATCCGGTACAATTCTGGGTAACGTTGCTGAGTACGTTCTTTGCATAAATTTTCTTTCGAGCAATCATGACAAGCTGGGGAGAAAGGGGTCCACATTAGTGTAGATACCGCGCAGATATAGTAACCGACATTGCTAGATAGCAATCGCTGTTTTGTTATATCTTCATATTCCGGGTAAATGAATTTGAACAAGGGGTGCTTTTTTCTATCTTCAATCAATGCAAGAAGCATAGAACGAGATAAACCATATTCATGAAGCCATTTATCCTCATAGTATTTCTTCGCTTTACCAGTTACTTTAAATCTCTCAATAGCTTTCTTTCCGAACGAATGACCTATATTCCATTTGCAGTTTAGATACTCTTTACCAAATTGGCTAATTGTATATATTTGACATACGCAATAATCTACAATCCGATCCCTGCTTACTTCAAAGTAGTCATCTTCCAAAGAGTTTAAACAGGATGAAACAGTTTTGAGCATTACCCCGCCTTTCGGGAATGAAAAGCGGGGCGAAAGCTGTTTCATCAGGGTTGTAAATACCTGGACGATGCATCTAATCTGTTCTGGTTTCTCCATCCCTGTTTATTAGTTTACGCATTTGTTGTTTAGCAAGAAAAAGCCTACTCTTTATTGTCTCAATATTGCGTGTTTTTAAATTTCCGTTTTGATGTGAAATTTCCACGATTTCTTGTAGCTTGTAGCCTGCTTGTTGCAATAAAAGAGACTCTCGATAAATAGGCTTTATTTTATTTAGTGCACATAGAATATCGTCATTATAGTATTGCACATAATTATCAATATTCATACAATTAGCCCCTTCTTCATTTTCAGAGGGGATTGCTTCTTTAATTTCTTGTACATTTATATCATCAGATCGTAAGTAATTCATCCTACGAATATTTAGATCTGCAATGAGCCGTTTGGTAACTATATGTAACCAGGTTTGTATAGAGCGGGAGGAATCATAAGAGTCAATATATTTGTAGAAGTTAGTAAGAACCTCAATATAGTTATCTGCAATATCCTCTTGTGAGTAAGAATAGTTTATACAGAGTTTGTAAACTAAATTTAAGTGAGGTAATACATAGAGATTGAATAATTTTGTTCTACGTTGTACTGATTCTTCGTTTAATTGAGGAGTGTTCTCTTTAGTCGGTTCCACATCTGATAGGACTTAGGTAAGAAATAAACTATTAAGTAATCTATCAGCTTGTATGCATCAGTTAATTGAATATTATTGTTCATAATTTTTTCTGAATTGTTCTTTGGGAATATCAATAGGAATAAATAATTCGCAATGTTCATCTCCGGGAACATGATCCTGGGGGATAGCATATTTTGTTCCGTCTTTTGGCTCTGATTCCATTGTATAAAGCAAACAATCGTATCTGTCATGGCAACAAAATGCATGACATTTCAATCTTCTTTTCATCTTTGTGTATTTATAAAATTCTGTATTTACGAATGTAATAGTAGAATAAATGACAGGCGTCTGCTGCATTGTCATCTAAGGTGATGTAATGATAACGTACATTACATGCATGTATCATTTCTGCTTTATTTGCACGTCCATTACTTGTTGCCCATTTTTTCAATGTGGAAACATTAATAAATTCTGGCTCCGGTAAGTCAAGTTCATCACAAACTTCGAGCAAAATCCCCCTGAATTCGGACAGTTTACGCATATCTCTGAAATGGTTATTGACATTGACATCTTCCGCGACAATACGGAGGATGCCATAGTTTTTAATAAAGGACAATAGGGTGTTCCGGAAATCTTTGTGTTGCTTGTTGTCATTGCGATGTTTACTTTCTGTGAAGTTCCACGTCCCGGACTCATGCACGGAGTAATATCCGGTGTGGGTGGCAATATCAAGTGCAAGCACATGTTCTTTACCAATTGGAATAGCATCATTGTTTTTGAGTTGATTCATCGTTATATTTTAGATTCTCCATTCTCTTTTGTGACTACCAGCTTGTGCGGGTATCCTTCTGCCACGTTCCCATGACTGACAACAAGTGCCGTAATACCTAAATGGTTCAAGGCGGCAAACATGGATGAAAGCCCGTTCTCGTCCACAGCCTCCAGGATTTCGTCCAAAACCAGAAGGTCCAATCCTTTATCCAGTTCTGCATTGCTGTTTATCAATTTTTGCATAGCCAGTATGGTGGCAAGGTTGACACGGGCGGCTTCACCGGCAGAGAACTTGCCGAAACTTCCCTGGTCGATTCCGTCACGAATGAGGGAAACGGAAATTTTCTCTCTGACTTTACCCGATTTCAAGGCCGTATAACCGGAGAACCGGATGCGTATGTCACTGCCGATATTCTCCAGAAATTCGTTGGTAATCGTGCTGAGTGCTTCAATCTTCGTATTTGCCAGATAAGTCTTGAACTGTGCGAAATGCTGTTCCTGCCCGTCAAGCCGCTGCATCCGTTTTTCAATATTCGACTTACGGGTAACAGCGTCGGATGATTTTTTACGGTATGCTTTTAAGGACGCTCTCAGAGAACCGGTCAGTTCTGAAACGGATGTCCCGTTCAATTCCCGAATTGTTTCTTCCAGCGTCTCAATGGAACTCTCTGTGGACTTGATTTCGGTCTGTAAAGACTTCATTTGCCGTTCCTTTTCCCTGGACGTGTTATCTATCAGGTCGAAAGCCTCGTCGAATACCCGTTTACACATGTTTTGAAGAATAGTCCATAAAGAAGAAATAGAGGCTTTCACCGACTTTTGGTTGGAACGTATCTCTTCCAGTTCACTTGTAGCTATGCGAATTTGCCGGATTGCCTGCTCCAGTTTGTCATTCCAGATACCGTTTTCAGCAGATAGGGAGCGTTTGTCTGTACGGATTTGTCGTTCTTCTTTTTCAATGTCACTTATTTTTGCCTCACAACCGGCAATTCGGGAAGTGACGTTTTCAAAGGTAACATTCTTTTCTTCCAAATCGGCAGTACCTTGTACGACATCGAAGGTCCTGTCAGCAAGCAGGAACTCGTAGCCGCAATCCGGGCAGGTTATCGTTCCTGCCAGGCGGGCAGTCAGTTCCTCCATCGCTTTGGAAAGGGTGCGGCGTTCTTCCCTGAGTTGTACGGCATCCCGGTTCATCCGGTCTATTTGTCCGTCCAGTGTTTTCAACTTTTCATCGTAACCGTCCACCTTTGTGGCATAAGTATCCGAAAAAGACTGATACTCTGATTTCAGGCGGTCATGTACCGTTGTCAGGGTATGCACCTTGTTTTCCGCTATGGTAAGGGCGTTACTCCACTTCGTCTGTTCGGCTTCCAGGGCTTTCAGTTCGGTATGTTTATCACCGACTACTTTCTCCCAGTCCGTTAGGGAGATGGATAGTGGGGAGAGAATGGCACGTATTTTAGAAAGATAAACTTCAAGAGAATGGTCTTCGCTTTCAAGTTCCTGAATGTCGCAGTCTGCCGTTTCCAGTTTTCCTAAAACAAAGTCTGTCTCTTTGGTTTCTTCTCTTTTCTGACGTATCAGTGCATGTTTCTCACCAATAGCCTGGCGCATGGATGCAATCTTTTCAGTCTTTGTACGTGCTTTCTCTGCCTGGTTGCTTTCTTCGGTGGCTATTTGTTCAGTGAGCATCCCTATTCGTCCGTCGATACCGGCTATTTCCAGTTCTGCTTCCCGAAGCTCCGATGCTACCGGTACTTTGTCCTCTGCCAGTTTTTCAATTGCCTGATCGACAAGAACGGCATTGCTAAAACGGTTGATAATATCCTTCTTTTCCCGGTCGGATGAAGAAAGAAAGTCCTGGAATTTGAATTTGGACAACAGGAAGTTGTTGAATAGTTCGTCCCTGCTAATGCCTAATTTTTCGAGAATGTACTTGTTGTAAGCATCTACGGAGGGCTGGACCGCTTCATCCGTTTCCACGAGTTTGCCATCACGCTCAATGGAGCAGGTTACGATGGAAGCCCCTTTGCGGAATAGCTGGCGTTCAATGTTGAATACTTCGTTGCTGCCGTCATTGGTAAATTGCAACTGTATCCAGCACTCGTTTGCCTTGTCGTTGATAATCTCTTCATTCTTAATCCTGCGGAGCGGGTTACCGGTGAGTCCGACTGCGATACATTCAATCAATGCGGATTTGCCGGAGCCGTTGCTTTGCTGGCTGTCGTTGTCCCGGTTATCTCCAAAGATTAATGTGGTGACTCCTTGTGACAGGTAGTAATCCAATTCCCGGAAAGCGCATAAGTTTTCTGCGACAATTCTATGTAATTTCCACATGGTTATTCGATTTTAGACAGGTAACTTAGACCCAGTTCAACATCATCAATCTTTTTCTCGTCACAGAAAACCTCGTAAGTTTCTTTAATCTTATGGTTGTCGAACTTCTCAAAAAGACTGGAGCCCGCCACTTCGGTTATTTCCGGGTCCTCTGTTACGACTTCGACTTTGGTAGCACCAGCCTGCAAAAGTTTTTCTTTATCAACACCTGATGCTTTAGCGCTGGATGTATGCACACGCACCTTGACACGGTAACGTCCATCTTCTTTGATTTCTTCCAGTTCGTCAGATAGGTGTATGCCTGTTTTTTCTACCGGAACGTCCATCACCAGATAACGGGTGTTGACCTGGTTCTTGATGAAGTCGTAACGACCGTCCGGATAGATAACGGTATAACCTTTTTCTTCGTCCTCTCCAAAGTTATGCTGGCGTGAAGAGCCGATGTATTCGACATTTGTTCCGTCAATCACGCAACGATTATGGTAATGGCCGACAAAGACTTTATCGAATACTTTAAACAGATTGGGAGCCAACTCTTTCTCGTTGGATTGCGAGAGAGCCCCATTTATCCCTTCATGGATATAGAGGTAGTTTTTCCGTTCCTTATCCAGACTGGTAGCTATCAGTTTATCCATTTTTTCAGTGAAGCTGCCATTTTCCGGAAAATAAGCAATCATGTGTAGTACGAAATCCCAATCCTCAGAAACCAGCAGGCTTATCGTGTCATCAGCAACAAGAACATTATCGTGCTGGTCGAATACATGGCAATAGCCTCTGACAGCTTCTTGATTGACTTTATCGTGATTTCCATTTGCCAATGTGACATTGACTCCTCTTTTGGCAGCAGCAAGTAAAGCGTCATGTACAGCCAGCAACACATCTAATGTCTGCGCAGAGCGAGACATGAACATATCGCCGCCAAAAACTATTTTCCGGATATTCATCCGGTCGCATACAGCTAGAGCTTCCTGCCAGTTCGCCGTAAATTCAGGGATATTGTCTTTCGAGACATGTATATCATTTAATAATAAAATGCATGGGTTTATTTGCGACATAAGCGTAAAAAGTTTGGAAGGAAAGCGCACGTAAGCACGCTCTCCTCTGAAAATTAATACAATACTGAATTAAGCAGGCTTATCTGCGACGTTGGCGGGTACGGGGTTCGGGTCTGCCTGTAGTCTCTTCGGAGACGGGTGTTTCTTCCACCGGTTCTGCCGGGGAGACTGAGGGGTGTTCTGTTTCCGCTTCCGGTTGGGAGCCTCCCTGTACGGCTTCTTCAATTAGATCGAGAAGATCCTGATTAGTAGTAGAACGGGTGACTCGGATACCCAACTTCTCTTGTTCAATGAATGCACGGATAAGAGCACGGAGTTCCTGACCTTCTTCCGTCTTGTCATTCAGGTCTTTATCCTGTAATTCATCGAAATATTCAAACAGTTCGTCCAAACTGATAGCATTGTTGTCCGTATTTTCTTTAGAGTCCTTGGTTCTTTTATCGAAAGTGAATGAACTTGTGTCTTCCTTGCTCAGTTCGTTTTGAAGTGTTTCGATGGCTTCCCGCATTTCATCGTTCGTTAGGACGGTTAAATTGTAATTTTTGTCACATTGTTTTAAGAACTCGACAGTGGCTTCAAACTGATAACGAGTATAGCGATAGATGATTTCGGGAATTCTGGGAGCATTTAAAAGTGCTGTTAGTTCTTCTTTGGAAAGTACATCCGTGTCTGATTCGTTATCAATATTAATCAGGTATTCAGTCTTGTTACCGTTCTTTTTCTTTTCAATTTCTATTGGATATGCATTGTATACGGAACTGATGGGACACGGATAATCCGGATTCTTAGCCAGCTTTTTTTGCCACAACTTAAATTTACGCTCATCGAGATCTTTAAACTGGGAATGGCTGAGAGTGAGCAGTTGTAAACCTTTGGCACGCTCATCGAGATCATACACATATAGGGCATGACCGTAACCATATTTCAAACCACCTCCAAAAGCACCTCCTGAAATTTTATCTGCTAATTTTTCATTGTCTTTCTCTTTGGCTGAAGCAACTGCCAATTTGCGATAGGTATCAATGATATCAACAGAATAACCGGCATCAGTAGTTCGTGGCACAGATACGTAGACGGATTGAACTTTAGTCCCGGATGTTGGTTTTTCAAGTTCCAAAAGCATCTGATGAACCGGATACTCGTAGGCTTTACGGTCGGTTGTGCCATTAGTGTTGGGGGCGACGGGTAAAATACGCAGGCGGTAAACGCCCAACTTGTCCATTCTAAAAAATTCAGTTTTGGCAAATGTTTTGTTTTCTTCGATTGCTCTGTTCTGAGCTTCTTGATACGATTCTTGTACACTAAGGAATAAATCCTCAACAGACATGCCATTTTGCATATCTTCATTCAAATTTTCATCTTGCATGATTAAAAAGATGCGAGTTAATATTGACCGAGGAAACTAAACGACAACAAATGGGCTCGGATGCACCGTTGTTTCAGTTTATAATATTGGGAGGGAAAAGGAGTAAGGGAAATTCCCTTATAACTATCACTCGCTTACATGTATCATCAGAGTTGTGTGATACTCAGCTTGAATGCATGGCAAATATATGGATTGATTTCTAAAGAGCAATAGCTTTGTGAAATAGTTTTCTGAAAACTATTTTAAGAGGTTTAATGCTAGAGTATTAACTGTCATTCTTTAAATGTTTCTTTAAAAGAGTTTGTTTATTAGGGGACAAGTCCTTTTTTTAATATATCTAATCGCTGTTGATTTATCTTTATGTATCTGTCAAGCTTATTTTTTCGAATACGAGAATAATAGGATTGTCGATTAGGTGTTAATCGCTTTGGGCGACGGCAATATAAACCTGTCTGTGCATATTCATGCAAATATCGTTTAAACTTAGGCTTATTTAATGATGGGTCTTTGCTTGCTTTGCAGATAACTTCAACTAATTCAATGGATGGTTCGGGGAAAGGGGTGTTTGGCAAATTATTTAGAAGGATGTTGTAAACAACAGGGGCTTCATACAGGAGCATGAAGCCTAGTTTCGTTTCTTCAAAGTTGTATTTTTTCAGTGTTCCCCGAGGGCGGCCTTCTTCCTTTAGCCTTTTTCTCCTGAATGGAATAGCTTTCGTGATTCTCACATTCTTTACTGTTTTCGCTTTTGGCATACTCTTTGTCTTTTTCTAATTCAATAGTAGGGTGGGAGATTAGCTTATTAATTTTTGTTGTTTCGATACGTGCTCGACTGTCAAGGTCTTTTTGTACATTTAGTTTTTTCATAATTCATTATTATATCATATAAGTGAAATTAAGTTCAGTTGTGATATCGACCCAACCGCTCTCAAATATTTGTATTTTTCGGCTGTTACTTTGCATAACGAACGTCGCTCCTCGGTTGTATTTATGATCTTCGTTGTAGTCGCATAGGGAATTTTTTAATCCAAATTTTGGGGCACTGATATTATTAGGTAAAATTGCAATTGTACCTCCCATGTTGCTCCCATCTACTCGCGATGAATTAATGGTTCCTTGAATACATACAATGTTTCCGATTTGTCTAGCGTATAAGTTTCTGGTATCTGTTCTTGAACCGGAATTTAACATCTGAATCCAACCAGTATCTGGAAGTTTTGTTTGATATTCTTCTGCATATGCAGCTCCTAAATTTCGGCAGGCAAGTTTTTTAGCCTCGGCATTAAGAAGCAATAAGTCTGATAGTTTTCCGTCTTTGCGTAAATATGTACTGGATACGTCGTTTTTGCTTGGACAGTCTAGTTTGTCCCGGAGAGTTTTTTGAGCTTCTGTCGTATTCTTACCCTGTTTCACCAAATGGGTAATGTAATCCTGAAACAGATTTGCTACCGAAGCAAATCTCCCGTCTGCAACGCTTTTACTGTATACATTAATATTGCTGGCAATTGTGTTCTGCTGTCCCTCATTGTATCCGTCCAGTAACAGGTTGGCTTTTTTATTGAGCTCTTTTATTACTTGCCCGGAGGTCACAAAACCCTCAACTTGCGAATGGGATATACCATCGGCATCCACATAGGCAAAATTCCCCCCTTTGATGTTCTCCAGTTTTTGCTTCATTTCTTCTGTAAATGAAACACCAGAATAAGCATCATCGGCATTCAGTTTCTTTTCTAGTAGTTTATCTATCTCGGTCGTTGAATACACACTGATATTTTTCCGGGCGACCACCTTGTCTGCAAGATCATTCAGATTACTTGCCTTATTCAATTTCAGTTCACCGGTCCCTTTTTTCTCTGCATCAATATTTAAACGGATGGCTTCTTGTTTTTGGGCCTTCAGAGCAGCCGCCTGATCTGCAGTGAGTCCGTTTATCTCATCGGCGGTAAGAGAAACCAGTTCAAGCAATTTTTCCGATACCCTTAAAAAACGTCCGTTGGCATCTTCCTTTGAGTAAACATCGAGATTGCTTCTGGCCGTCCCCTTATTTGCTAGGTCTCCCAAGTTTTCTGAAATTCTCAGTTTCAGTTTTAAGGCGGCTGATACGTCTCTGGAAGTAACGAAACCGTCGTTGGCAGACTCGATACTGCTAACGGTGATTGCATCCAGTTTCTTTTTATAATCCGTAGTAAAGTCCTCTGTGGACAACCGCTTTCCGGTAACGACAGTAACTTTCTTCTTTAGTTCTTCCGTGAAAATCTTCTGGCTCACAAAAATATCGCTGATATTCGTACCGCCGATTTTTAGTGTTCCGGCAATATTGACATAACCTTTTGGAGCAAGTATGATATTTCCCAGAAGGTTACGGGTTGAAAAGTCAAACGACTCCGTATCGTCATATCCGATACTGCCGATTTTATCACCCTTACTGTCTGCCCAAACATAATTATTGGTCAACAACATATTGTCTTTCAGGTAGGCTGTATTTGCAAGCATCACATTGCTTCCAGTATTTCTGATGACAAATTTCCCGTTTGCATAGATGCCGCTTTCTTTTCCGTTAACCTGAAACAAAGGCTGCACGGCCTGTTTCCCGTCATATACATTGAAGCTACGGAATTTGGCAGTACCTCCTGCAACTCCGGTCGCATTGATATCCACCGCACCGTTATCCGTAGCATCATCATAGTTGGTCAGTGAAGAACCCGAAATATAAATCGCCCCGGCCTTGCTGGTGATGCCCGACAAGTGGGTATAGGAAATCCCGTTCTCAGTGACCCGTGCCAGTTCCTTTCCCTGCTTCATAAAAGTAAAAGAACCGTCCGTACCTATCACAATTTCATTCACCAGCAATCCGTTCAGGTAAGCACCAGTAGCCGCATCACCGTTAGTCTTTACGATATTCCTCAACGAGTACCCGTTTTCTGGATTGAATACAGACACAGCCGTCTTACTTTCAATGTTCTTCTCAGCCGAAAAATTTCCGGTCAGCACCAGGTCTTTCTTGATCGTCTGCTTGGCAAACGGGCTGTCTGCCAGTACAGCATACTTGCCGAAAAACTTGTCAATGAAACGGGGACTGTAACCCTCATTCATTTCTACAAATTGCGGCAGTTGCCCGGTCACCGGATCGGCAACATCGGGAACGGCGCTACCTCCCGCACTCAGATAGAGGCTCCGGCCTCTCTTGTTCACTTCATTGGCATAGGTTACAGTCTCATTGCTATTCTGCTCGTAGATATAATAGGGCCAGGTTGCAAAAATGCAACCCGAAAAATACCGCACCCTTCCGTTTATCCACACATAGCCCGGAGCAATCTCACTGCCGGAAATCTCGCACCCCGAAATGATAAAATTGGAACAATCGGTAAAGATGGCAGTCATGCTTAATGCAAGCTCCTGCAAGTTAAGGATGTCATCGGCATAGGTGTACCGCCCGCCTGTCTCTGCAACATATTCTTTCACGGTTAATAGATATTAGTGTTAGTATTAGGTTCAATCTCCCGGCTATCTATCTTGATAAGATAAGTTTTTCCCGCTATCTTATACGTGTTCACCACATGCGAGAGCATATAGACAAACTCCACGGTTTCAATCGTAACAGGCGGCGCGCATGCCATAAAGCTTACCTTGTTGATTGCCTTTTCCTCTGCCAGATAATAAAACTCCCTCGGCTTTTCTTCCGGGTTCACGGTAGCCACCAGTTCATTGTCAAACCATACGGTAAAAGGACAGGCGTTCCGTGCCCCTTCATGGTAAATGTCGACCCCAATGGAAGAATTTTCTTTGATATATATTCCGTCTTGGGT